CTTGACGGGGGCTGCGGAGAAACCTGACAACTTGGTTTCTTCTTCAAATGAGCGATCAGAAGTCTCTGATTCAAAGATTTCTTTATGCTCTTCACCGTACTTAGCATACTCCATTCCAAACAAAGCGTTCAGTCCGGGTAGGAGTTCTTTAAGTAATTGCGCTCTTGAAATAGCCATTTTACTTTACTCCTTAAATACCAGTAGTGTTATTAAACGCATGACCTGCGTTCCACTTAACAAGTGCTTCCGTGAACCCGCCAGAAGAGTTCTTGGTTTCTTCAACCAACTCTACGATGCGGAATGGAAGCGTTGCTGTAGTGGCGGAAGTGTCTGATATAGCACTTTTGGAGTTGCCAGTTGTGGTGCTTCCAGAATTGTTAACACCAGCCACGTTAGCACCAATGTCAGTGATGGCTAGATCACCAATAGTAGTGCCAGACGACACGACAGCAACTTTGAACAATACATCAGTGGCATCGCACACATACGCTACGATGTCAGAGGCTGCTGTGCTAGCAGGATAGTATTGTCGGAAAGTCTTTTGTGACGTACCGGGGTCAGTGTAAGAAACACCCATGAAGACCCCAATAGGAGTCATAGCAGCATCAAACGTATCACGCTCGACAGTGCCGCCAGTTACCAGTTTAACAGCGTCGCCGTAGAAGATGTCTGTAGCGTAGCCACTCGCAATAGAGTAGTGACGCACAGTACCAACATATGGAACACCGCTTAACAGCTTCACTGGCTTTAGCCCGTAAGGGGCATCGACAGTAGGATAAGCCATTATAAGCTCCTAGAAGTATTAAGTTCCGTTCCCAAACGTAACTTTTGTTTTTCTTTCGTTAAACAAAGGCATACGTGGGTCATTTTCACGCATCAGGTTGTTGTCTACTGATAGCATCTGAGATGCTGTCTGTTGTTCGTAATGCTCCGTCCGCTCTTCAACTAACTCTTCGGGAGCTTTGCAAAGCATTAGCCCTCCGATAACCACGTTGTCAGCAAATTTTTCGCTTTCAATGGTAGCCATAGTTATTTCAGGGTGGTCTTCAGCTCTTACGGGTTCCCAACCTTCACGCAGTTTAGAAGAAACATTTGTAGCGTCTGTCTGACCTTGCATGGAAACTCTTACATAACGGTGCGCGTAACCCGGTTCTGGGTCAGGTGAGGGTAATACCTCGGGTCGTTGCCAAGCTCTTTTACGAGACTTAGTTTCACGAGTTTCTTTATCACGCTTTATTCGGTTCTCAGCCATTACGCTTTCCTCATTTCAAGTGCAACCTGTTTGGCGTATTCTTCTAACGGGACACCTAACCTTTTAGCTAGAGTCACCTGTGTTGGCGATAAATGTACCTTTTTAGGTACGGTGCTCCGCGTAGCGGGTGCCACCACATTAGGTCTTCGCTTAGGCTCGGAATCTATAGTTTGCTCCCCAAAATAATCTGGGAAGACTTGCCGCATACGAGCGTCAATACGCTCATAGTATGTATCGTCTTGAGGGCTAACTCCTTGTTGAACCAGCTTCTCATGTACCCCGTAAGCAAAACTACGCATTTCTGGATCTTCGTTAAACCAAGAATTCTTGGCTACCCATGCTTCCGCATTGGGGTCACGAGGTACATTCGACTCTACATGTTGGGGTTCTTGTACCGCAGTCTCTTCTTCTTGTAAAGCGGGTATTTGAAAGTTATTTAACTTATCTGTCTTTATTTTGGCAGATGTTAGCTTGTCTTGTGCTTCAAGTACCGCATCAGAGTCACCACTGTCATACGCCGTTTTGTACGAGCGTTTGGCGCTTTCCATCTCAATAGCGGCATTTTTCTTAGCTTGCTCTAGTAACGCTTCTTGGTTCTTGGTTACATTGCCCTTTAGTTCTTTGTTCTCATTAACAAGTCTTTGCGCTAGAGCTTCTAGTTCTTGTCGTTCTCGCTGTATAGTTGCTTTTTCCCGCCGCGCATCTTGAAACCCCTTATTGAGGTGCGCGATTCGCCTGCGTACTTTCCTAGAATATCCTTTAAGCTCTTCATCAGTAACATCTTTCGGTGCGCGGGGATCAAAGTCACTATCATCCTCTAGGGTATCGTCAACAACCTCAATCTCAAAATCATCAGGTTCTTCTTTCGCTTGTGTTTCAAGCTCAGATTCAGTTGAGGTATCTGCGTACTCATCAACGGTTTTAGAGCCGGACAAGTCAATTTCAACCGCGTTTGTACTCTCTACCTCTACATCGTTTTCGTCTTCTGGAAACGTAAACTCCACTTTTTGGAACGCCATGCTTACTCCTATGCTCTTGTTACACCACGGGGATCTGCTACAACCGCTTCAATAGAGTCGTCATTCATCAGACGATACTCTACGCCATCAACCTTGAACCTCGTACCGCTGTTAGCACGGAACATTACATAGTCTCCCTGCTTACACCACGGGCCAGTAGGAAACCTATCTTCGTCAGCGTAGGCTTGCCCACCCATATCCAACACAAGCCCGATGATAGACATTACTGTCTCGTGACTTTTAGTGGTATCTGTTTTTAATAAGTTAGTGCCATCAAAGGTTTCTTCTACCTGTGGCATAGCCACAAGGATTCTATACCCCACGGGCACGGGTAGCTGTGTTTCTAGCTCTTCAGGAGCAACAAGCGGTTCAGTCATCTTCGTATTCCATATTGCGCGAGAGGTCTTCTATATGGCCCAGACAGGTTTCGAGACCTCGAATTAAACCCGTAGCCTCCTTGTACATGGCGAAGTCTTTAGCCCCCCCACCTGCAAGGTGTTGTAGTGCGGCGTTTTTATCCGCTTCAATTTTTTCTCTTAACACGTCAAAGACGGTTTTTGCCATTACTGATCCCTAGGCGTCGAATCTTTCATAGTTTTTAGTAAGTCCAGATCCAACTTCGTATTGTCCTTTCTACGATCTGCGGCAAGTTTAGCGCCTGCTTTCTGTGCGTCAATTTGTAATTCTTGCTGTTTAATAGCAAGTTCTGCTTGATCTATCTGTGCATCCTGCATCTGGTTACGTGCTTTTAGCTCCAGCTCTGCCTGCTTCATCTGAGCATCTAGCTGATCTTTAGCTGCCTTACGCTGCACTTCTTGCTGTTTTATCTGTAGCTCTGCCTGCTGCATCTGCACCACAGGGTCTTGCGCCTTCTGTTGTGCCTGCTGCTGTGCCACCCGCTGTTGATTCTGCTGTGTAAGCTGTTTGCCTGCGTCAGCGACCAACCTAGCAAGGTTAACTTCAACCTGCTCGGGTAACTCTTCATTCGGTGGTGGTAGCGGTGCGCCCAGTTTCTCTTCAACTTCTTTGCGGTACTTGAAGCCAAGGTGCTCTGCAATGTGCGCTTGTAGCGCAGCCATGATTGGTTTCGCCTGTGGGTTCTGTCCGATCATCTGCATGATTGTTGGGTCTTGCATAAACGCTTGGTGCGTTGCGATATGAGCATCATGATCTTGGTATCTGAATGCTTTGAGTGGTTTGCCAACCAGCGCGTCCATATTTTCACTAACTGGGTCAGTAGGTTTAGCGTCATCTTTTGTGGGCACTAGCTTGTCAGCGTTCTTTATACCCAACACCTCAATCATCTGCCTGTGTAATTGCGGCAGATTGTATATCTGTGGTGCGGATTGTGCCAGTTGTATTACTGCCTGATATTGTACGACACGCTGCGCCATCGTGGAACTATTCGGATCACTAACAGGTATTACATCTACTAACATGTAATCCGCTTGTTTTGCCGAGATCTCACCTCTGTGTGGCTGATACCCATATTCTATGGGTGCATACTCTGCCATCAAAACTTTGAGCATCTTAAACTCTTGCTTCATGGCGTAATGCACGCGAGCCTGCACTGCTGCCATTGGCTTGAGCGTTCTTTCTAACAGAGCAAGCGTAGTACCAACCGGCGCATTTGCAGACATATCAGAGATATTCATATCGCTGATCGCCCCAAGACGCTGCCCTTCTTTTGTTATCTGGTTAAGTAGAGCTAGAAGTGTTTGACTTGGCTCCTTATAAGGAAGCGGCAAGATGTTGTCGCGTATGCTGCCAGACGGCACATCTACGTCCTTAAACTCTCCGGGTTCAATCGGCGTATCGTCACCTTTGATCCGCAATCCACGAGACTTCAGACCCCCCGGTAGATTAGCTAGCGTGCCAGCGTCCACCAGTTGCCGTATGATAGAAGTGCCCGCCTTAGCGTACCCCCCTATTATATGTATCAATCCAAGACCATAAAAGCCGAACCCCGGCACATACACGTAGTGTACGAAGTGCTGGCGCTTCAGCATCAACGCATCATCAGGATTCCAGTTACGACGAATAGATAAGACCTCAGAGTTGCCGCGCTCTAGTGTCACCACGTAGGGCTTGGCTATGCCATCCTCGTCATCGTCAATACCTTCAATTATTAAGTCTGCGTGCACCTCGTACAGCGCAAAACGATCATCGTCTGTTAGTGAGTACCCGCCCTCTTCAGCTTTACGTTCTTCTATATCAGAGTGGTAGGGGGTAGGATCGCCTAGTTCCACGTCTCTGTAGAACCCAGCCACTTGTAGTTTCTTCAGATCGTTCTTTGTTTTACGCATGACATGTGTCACACGTTCAGCAGTTTCTATGTGTGAGGCACCGTAAGGCACTACTACATCTTCTGCTGGTATGAACATGGCAACCTGTCGCCCTAGGTTCAGGTCGTAGTACACCTTTTTGAACGCACTGCCTGCCAAACCTAAGTTATATAAAAGACGCTCATGTTCAGGCCGGTACTCCACCATGTGCTCAGTAAGCTCATAGTTCATGTCCGCCTTCACTCTTTCTGCGGCTTCTTCCTTATCTTTAGTTTCTTCGCCCAGCACCTTTACCTTGACGGGGCCAGCGGCGGGAAAAGTCTCTGACATGGTTTCTGCTTGAAAGCGTATGGCTGCTTCGGCAAGCACTGTGGAGTACACACCACACGCGCCTTCCCACGGTTCGCTACGCTCTTCGTATCTAAAACCTAATACGTCCAGCCCACGAACAAATGTATCCGCCCACTCTTTGCGGCTACCCATGTCTGCTTCTATTGAACCGATCAGTTCGTCAGCCATTTCACCGAGAACACTGTCTTCTAATACTTCAGCTAGGTTTGCATCAAACGGCAGCATGTCCGTAGGTTCTGCGTTAGGGATTATGGTGATCTCAACGCTGCCATCGTCCAACGTCACCATCTCGGGATCGACAATCTCAATCTCTAAATCTGGTGCTTCCTCTTCTTCCATACCTTGAGGCGCTGCGTACAAACCTTTTTCTATAGCCATAATCTGTCTCTAGTAGAACCCGCTTCCGCGCCGTTTGAAGTATCGTGTTTCTTCTGGCTCATCTGTTGGTAGCCTGATAAATCCACCTTGTCTGAACCGCATGAGCGCCATGACCGTTGAGTCAACCAAGTCATCATGACTCATAAACGGAAACCCCGCTATCTCTTCGATCACCTCTTCCGCCCAGCGTGTGGGAGGAACCCATACTAAACCAGACGCAACAATATCAGATACTGAGTTAAGGCGTGCAAGTTTATCACCTGATCCCCTGTGAGGCGTATACTCTGAAACAGGCAACCCCATGCGCCTCATCTCTTGGTACAGCGCCGTGCCCGATGATTTCTTCTCTACGATGAACGCATCAGGTTCCCACTCACCA